CAACTCCGACAAGTTAAAACCACCAAGAGCAAATAATTTCCTCGCCCGGTTGGTGTATACCGACGGCAGGGGCAAAGGGGGGCTGCGCAATCCCAAAAAACGCAGACCAATCAATACATTATGCCTACATATACAGCAAAAAAACCAGAAGCGCCGCAGAGCGGCAACAAATACCATGTCGAGCCGGGGGTCTATAAGTGTGAAGTTTTCACAGCAGAGGAGAAGACCAGCAAGAAAAAGATACATGAGGATGGTGTCACCACGGGAGGCAATCCGATGATCGAGCTGGTTCTCAAGGTCATGCTGCCGGATGGCAAGACAGGGCCGGAGATCCGCGACTACCTTGTTTTCACCGCAAAAAGCGGATGGAAGATCGACGCCTTCCGTGCCTCCTCGGGCGAGGCGGTGCTCGAGGGCGATGCCGAACTCACCGCAGAATCCTGCGAAGGCCGCGAGGTAGTGGCCATGATCGGCGACAAGCCGGGGGACAAAGAAGGTATCTTCTGGAACACCATCGAATACTACCTCCACGGCGAAGAGCGTGCCGAGTTCCTCTCGGGCAAGGCAGTAGCTCGACCTGTGGCCAAGCCTGCGGTGAAACCTGCGGCAGTCGCTGACGGAGACGACATCCCGTTCTGACCAATGAGAGGCGTTCTGGAATTCGATCTGCCGCAGGACCAAGCGGAGATGCGTTACGCACAGGCAGGGCTCGACGCCCTGCTGCTGCTTAACGAACTGGACCAAGAGTGCCGGAGCCGTCTCAAGCACGGCGCCGGCGCGTTTGCCGACCTCGATGAGAGCACCATCGAGCGCATCCGCGAGTGGGTGCGAGGCGAGTCGGTGCGCAGGAACCTGCCGGAGTTGGAATAATTTAAGAAACCAAAAAATATGAAAACTATAAAAGTAAAATGGACGGGCATTCGCCCGCTTATCCTCAGCAACCCGCAAACGGTGCAACTGAGCAACAAGCACGCCGTGGAATCACGCAGGATCAATGCCCTGCTGAAAGCCGCTCGCAAAAAACAAGACGAGCACAAGCTCGCTGAATTGGAACAACAGCAAATTCTTAACGATTGGAAGGCATCGGGTTATTATGACGACAAGGTAAATAAGTTTTTTGTGCCGGACACATTGATTCTGGCTTGCATTAAAAACGGGGCCATGGCGGGAAGGAAAGGAAAGGACATCGACCGAGCCGTGCTGATCACAGAGACAGAGGTGCACATCGAGACTCCAACCAAGCACAACTCCATCCAAGGGTATTTCAATGATCCGGCATTCCGGCTTGAATGCCCCTGCAAAGTGCCGCCGAAGACGGGGGCTCTGATCTGGAAGGCGCGTTGCATGATTCCCACCGGATGGTCGATTCAATTCCAGATCGAATACAACGAGAACATTATCGCCGACAAAAGCCTGACGGAAGCACTCGAATTAGCTGGGGCAAATTGTGGATTGGGTGGCTGGCGACCGAAGTTTGGTCGGTTTCTGTGGGAGGAAATCTAATGGGCTCGGCAAAATATTTTTTGCGGCATGGCGAGGCCTGGCGATGCGCGGCAAGGCTTGGCAAGGCAAACACACTGCATCCTTCGGGGTGCAGCAGTTTGCTCGGCGAGGCAGGGCCTGGCAACGCTCGGCTCGGCGAGGCATGGCAAACACACTGCCTTTCAAGGAGGGCAGAAGTTTGTGCGGCCGGGCATGGCATGGCGAGGCAAGGCCAGGCATGGCAAGGCAAACACACAGCATCTCCACGGGGTGCTGAAGTTTGCTGACAATCAAAATAAGGAAAAACATATGGAAAACACAGAAAATAACATGGAAGTCTTACGCCTTCCGCTTTGGAAAAACTGCTTGGACGAAATGTTGCACGCCGGAGTGGAATACGGAAAAACATACACCGCAGAGTTTTTTGAGGAAAGACTCAAGGCCCAGCGCGACAGCATGAATTTTAGCTTGGATATCTCCAAAATCCGAGCGGCCCTCCTTTCCCATGGGTTTTTCCTAAGCGGTCGGGGCCAAAAGGGCGAGCAATTCGTAATCGTGGACGCTGCTGCCAATACGGCGGTGATGGAGAACTTTCAATCCCAAGCTATCAAGGCGCTTCGAGCCGGAGTGATCCTCGGGACAAACACGCGAGTCGATGTGCTAACGGCCGAGGAACGGCGCAGGCATGAATCCACTCTTGAGAAACTGGCAATTCGCTCAACTTGGATAAGCCGCAAAATCCCTGTGCTTAAGAAGGCACTTAATTCATTGGCTGCCTAACCATGAGATTATTCATAGGAATAGACCCCGGCATCAACGGCGGCATCGCGTTCATCCCAAGCACCGGCAACCCTTGGGCGCACAAGATGCCTGAGACGGACAAGGATTTGATGGAGCTCCTGCGGGATTCCATCAACATCGCCACGCCGAAAGCGCTCATCGAGCTGGTCCATTCCTCGCCGCAAATGGGTGTCAAGTCGGCGTTTACTTTTGGTGAGGGCTACGGCCGTTTGCAGATGGCACTGACGGCGCTTGGCATCCCCTACGAGCGCATCAGGCCCGCCATGTGGCAGAAGGCGATGGGCTGCCTCACCAAAGGAGACAAGAATGTCTCGAAGAGCAGGGCGCAGGAACTTTTCCCATCCATAAAGGTCACGCATGCCATTGCAGATGCTCTCCTTATAGCCGAGCACAACCGGAGAACAGCGACAATTTAATGCAATACCCCGAAAAAGAGAGCGCCGTCGTCGGCTATATTAGTGTCGCTGGATTCGCCGGCGTGCCGAAGTCGGCAGTCGTGGACCCCGAGGCATTCAGCTCAACACTGAATGGGCTCTACTACGCCGCCGCGCACCGGCTCCACCACGCTGGCAAGGCTGTAGTCGGCACGACGATCCTCGAGGCCATCGAGCGGGAGCCGTATTGGCTGAAGCTCGCCGAGGCCGAGGCGCAGGCCGCTGGGATGGTGTCGTGGCAGGATGGCGTGGTGCTGGCAGATACCTCGCTGGCATTCAACCCAGCGGGCGGCGCCATCATTGCCGAATACCTTGCCGACATTTCCTCCGCCTCGAACCACCGCAAGGCGACACAGATCGGGCGCAAGCTGGCGACCGGCGACATGCCTGTGGCCGAGGCGCTCGAGGAACTGAAACTCCTGGCGAAGCCGAAGTCGGCCATGGTGGGCGTGGAGATGCACACTTTCGAGCAACTCTGGCAATACAAGGCGGAAGACGATTCCAGCACCTTGGTGGGGAACCGTTGGCTGTGCCGTGGCGGCCAACTCCTGCTACTCGGGCAGTCGGGCATCGGCAAATCCTCCTACACCCTGCAACAAGCAATGACCTGGGCGCTGGGCATGCCGTTCTTTGGCATGAAGCCTAAGCACAAGCTCAAGTGCCTGATCGTGCAGGCTGAGAACGATATGGGCGACATGGCCGAGGTGGTGCAAGGCGTGATGTCCTATGTCGTCGCGCAAAGTAAGATGACGCAGCGCGAAGCGGTGGATACTTTGCGGGAGAATGTGGTCGTGGCTCGGGTCACAGCACAGACCGGCGAGGCATTCATCGAGGTGATCCGCGAGCTCATCGTCAAGCACGGGCCGTTCGATTTGGTGTATGGGGATCCGCTCCTCTCATTCATCGGTGACGACATTTCCCAGCAGGCTGTGGCCAGTCACTTCCTGCGCGAGCTGTGCAACCCGCTGGCCTTCGAGCATGGCTTCGCATGGGTATGGAGCCACCACACTGGCAAGCCACAGAGCGACAGCAAGAGCCGGGCGCATTGGAATGCGAATGACTACGCATACATCGGCCTCGGCTCATCAGAGCTAACGAACTGGGCACGCGCCATCTGCGTGCTGCAAACCACCAAGCATGAAGGAATATTCAAGGTTCTCCTGGCCAAGCGTGGCAACCGCGCCGCTGTAGTAGACGAACACGGCCACCCGACCACGGACATCATCATCAAGCACGCTGACAAGGGACTACACTGGGAAGTCGCAGAACTCCCCGAGGAAACCCAAGAAGAGGGCAAGCCGCAGGGTAAAGCCGGACGCACGCCAAAGATATCTGCCCTCGATGAGGCTGAGATCGTGGCAAAGCACGCAGTATGGCCACAAGGCGCTCGGGGATTCTATGCCGAGATGACGGCCAAGTATGGCGTGTCCCGCGACACTATCGAACGAATTCTCCGCCGGTCCAAGAAGGCCGAGCAATCACTCAAAGCAGCATGAAAACAAGTGCCGCAGAATTACCGCAGAATTACCGCAGAATAGAAATTATGCGGCACAGGATGACTGCCGCAAAATTAGTGCCGCATAATCCCCCCTTAAAGGGGGGGAATTATTCTGCGGCACTTAATTTTTCGGCGTCGTCATTTCCGTCCTGTATTTGCCGCAAAATAGATTTGTGCGGTAGCACACTATGAACACCCCCAAAAAACAACACGACCCATACATCGGCTGCCAAGCCTGCGGCCGCGAATGGCAGGATCACCCAGGCCTCGCTCACACCTGCCGACTCGCCACCGATCTGGCGACCTACCTCCGCTGGGCCCTCGATCATGTCGAGCCGCCCGAATACTCCCGCGACATCGGCGAGCAGGAAGTCTACTGGCAATCCGTCGAGGAAGCCCGCCGACTCGTCGTCGAGGCAAGTAATTGGAAAGCACGCCAACCATGAAACCCAAACGATCCGCCAAACCCGAAACAAAGCACAGCATCGCCACCAAGCTGGCCACCGAATTCCAAGTCAGCGTCCAGACGGCCACCCAGTGGTTCGATGCCGGTTGCCCCATGGATTACGAGGAGGCCGTGCAATGGAAGCTCCAGAAACGGGCACAAGCCGCGATTAAGTCCGAGCAAGGGTCACAGCCCAACAAGCTGGAAAAAGCCCTACAACAGGCCGCCGCGTGCGAAGAAACGGTCAATTGGGATGCCATGTCAACCCAGTTCCGACAGATGTGCGATATCGTGGCCGAGTTTTTCCTGATGGGCATGACGGTCACAACCATCAATACCAAGCTCGGTGTCGCCGTGCCTGTCATCAACCGCATCATTGCTAACCACCCAGACACCAAAGAGAAGGAAGCCCAAGCCCGCACCAATCGCCTCCGAGAAATCGCCAGGCTTTCATCCGATGCACTCGTTGACATGCTCGGGAACCCCATGCAACTCGCCAAGATGAAGCCCGCCGAGCTCAACTTCATCCTCGGCACAGCTCAAGACAAGCTCAGAGACTCCGAAGGTGCAGCGCAGCTCACCATCAGCATTCACAACAAGATCAATGCATTGTCATTTGAAGAGTTGATTAACAGCATCCCCAAACAAGTCGACGCTATCGATGGCGAATATGAGTTCGAGACCCCGTCGGGAACCAGTAGTAGTGCAAGCGTCGCTCTTTCAAAACCTCCGCTCAGTCTCAATAACGGCCCTAAAAACAAGACCGATTCTGACGCATCCAAGTAAGTCACTGCAAATCAACCCAAGCTCACTATCTATTTTAGGTGTTATCAGAAGTTATCAACCAATAATCGCCCGACAGGGGGGGGAGGGGGGTCGGTCCGCTGGCTCCGCAAAATTACCCCCACTCGTCCAGCCCCCGAAAAATTTTATGAAAAAAACCCAATCGAACAAGCAAGAAACAAAACAAGATCAACCGCCTATGCCTCCTGAGTGGCCGAGGATGGGCAAGGCCGCGCCTGGGAGACAACCGCAGAACCCCCGTGTGTTGAGGGTGGACCTCGACGGCGAGGTCGTGAATGTGCAGGTGCGGTCGAATACCTTCTACCGGGCGAACGAGCCGGTCTTGGTGGGAGTGGACGCCGGAGGTGCGTTGGTGGCGGTGAAGCCGAAGACGAACCCGCTGTTGCATGGGGGGTATGAGGGATGAGTGACGAACAAAAACACGGGGTCATGCTCGGCCAGATAGCCTGCCTGGTTGAGGAGTTCTGCACCGCAGAAGAAACCACATTACAAGGCGTGGCGCATCTCATGGCCAGGTATTTCGACCTGCGAGCAAAGCAGGCATGGGATTTTGTCGATCAACTCAAAGAGGAGGCCAACGATGAGTGAGATTTTAAACGAAAACCGGCGACTCCAAGCGGAAGTCGAAAAGCTCATCGAGGAAAACATGAACCTCACCAGCGTGATCCGCACGCTGCGGAAGAACTTGCGCCATGACAACGAGAAGCTGGAAACGGTGAGTCGTGAGCTATGGCTTTGGAAAAATGGGAGATACCATCTCGATTGCGTAGCGACTGAAGACTGCAAGAGTGAAGCGGAGGTGAGGGGATGACTCCGAACGAAATGCTTGCCATGATCGCGCAGCTACGGCGCGAGCGCAATGAGGCTTTGGCTCAAGTCAAAGAGTTAATTTATATCGCAGAACGCGCTATTGCGCTGGCAGAAATAGATTTCGAAAACGACAAATTTGGCGTCGTGTCTGAGCTTCGGGATGGGTTGGAGCGGATCAAGGAGGGCGCGAAATGAGCGACACACCGGAGACAGACGCAAGTCGTGGATACGCACTTTCCAGCCACTACGGGCGGATTGAGGGGAGCTATCTGCAAATGGATCGAAGCGGTCCGTTTGTTCATGCAGAAGTAGCTCGCAAACTGGAACGCGAGCGCAACGAGGCGCTAATGGATCGCGACGATGGAGACATCGCAACAATGACAAGAAATTACTACGAGCGAATTCTCAAGGAGCGAGACGAGGCAATACGGCAACGAAATGAAACCAATGAATCGTCCAAATACGCTGTGGATTATGCCATCCGCGAGCGTGACGAAGCGATAAGGCAGCTTGAAAACTTAAAGGCCGCCGCAATCCACACTTGTCACGATCAATGCCAAAGGCCGATGTGCGTATTGAGGCGAGAGCGCGACGAGGCGCGTGAAAAGATTAAACGGCAAGCAGAGCGCATCCGCCAACTGGAAGGGGCCACAAACCACGCCGGAGGCACGCCTCTTTCGATTGCTTTAAGAGAGCGTGACGAGGCGAGGGAATTGTTACGCATTTTGGCCGGTCTTGTTGCCTACGGCCTTGGCCAGTCAGGTGAGGAGTGGTCGCTGGAGGCCATGCGCCAAGCGACGGCTGCGATTCAAAATGCAAAATTTTTGGAGGCAGCAAAATGACCTGCCCCACCTGCCAATCTGCCACCCGAGTTGTATCCTGCCGTTCTGTTGGCGATGGGTTCATTCGTCGGCGCCGGTGTGAGAACGACCACCGTTTCAACACCGCCGAGGTCTCGCACCTCGGCCCGTTCCCCTGGGCGAAAAAAACCGCCCCCAAACCCACCAAACGCCCCAAACGCACCCGCAAGGCCAAGCCTGAGCCCTCCGATTGGCTCACCCGCATCAACGACAAGCTCGCCGCCCTATGACATTCACCCAAACGCCCCACCCGCTGCTGCCATTTATCCCGCCCGAGCACTTTGTTGCCGACTTCGAGGCGGCGAAGACCCTCTTGGCCGAGAGGGAACGCCGCATTGGGTTGGAAAAAGAGGATCCCATCCGCTACGGCTACGAGCCCGAGCACTGGCAGAAAGCCGAGAAGATCGCCAAGCGCTACCGCGACCTGTTGGTGCTCGGCGGCAACCGCTCCGGCAAGTCCACATGGGCTGGAAAAATGGTCGTCCGCACCCTTCTGGAGAAGCCCGCGAGCCGCGTCTGGTGCTTCCAAACCACAAACGACAACTCCATCTCCATGCAGCAGCCGATCGTGTGGAATTTCATGCCCGCCGAGCTGCGAACGGCCAAGCGCAGCAAGATCACCAACATTTCCTACACTCAAAAGAACGGATTTTCCGAAAATACCGCCGTCCTTCCCAATAAATCGCAGGTCTGGTTCCGAAATTACGCCCAGGACATCACGACAATCGAAGGCGGCGAGATCGATCTCGCCTGGTGCGACGAATTAGTCCCCCTCGACTGGCTCGAAACCATCCGATTCCGCCTTCTCGACCGAAACGGCATCCTCCTCGTCACATTTACGCCCATCGAAGGCTACTCGCCTACGGTAAAAAACTATCTCCAGGGCGCCAAGACGCTCGAGGAGTGCGATGCCGAGCTTTTGCCGAGAAAAAGCGGCAAGGGATTTGAAAAAGTCCCCGTCGTGCAGGAATGCGTCACCCGGCACGCCGGCATCATCTATTTTCAGACCAAAAACAACCCATGGGCAGGCTACGGCCGCATGAAGACCGAGCTCGCCAAGCAACCCCGCGAAAAAATCCTCTGCCGCGCCTACGGCGTCCCTGTGAAGGCCGCCGCCACCCGCTTCCCCCGCTTCCGCGAGTCGGTGCATGTCGTCAAGGCCGACCAGATTCCCCAGGAAGGCACAAACTACCTCTTCTGCGACCCTGCGGGCGGGAAAAACTGGTTCATGCTCTGGATCCGAGTGGACGCCGCCGAGCGGGCGTGGGTCTACCGCGAGTGGCCGCAGACCGATACCTACATCGAGGGCGTCGGCTACGCCGGACCGTGGGCGATCTCCAGCGGCAAGAAAGCCGACGGCGAAGCAGGCGAGGGCCAGAAATCCTTTGGCTTCGGTCTGCTCGCCTACAAGGCCGAGATCGAGCGCATGGAAGCCCACGACAAGGTCAAGGTTTTTGAGCGCTGGATAGACTCAAGGTATGCGAACACCACCGTCGCCGGCACCCGCGAGCAATCCACCACCCTCCTCGAGGAACTCGAAGATGTCGGCATGTCCTTCCGATCCTGCCCTGGCGAGAACATCGAGGAAGGCGTCGGCCTCATCAACAACGCACTCTACTATGACGAAGAAGCACCCATCGACCACACCAACGCGCCTCGGCTCTATATCTCCGAGTGCTGCACCAACACCATCTGGGCCCTCAAAGAATGGACCGGACAAGACTCTCAAAAAGGTGCGAGCAAAGACCCCATTGATTGTCTTAGATACTTACTCACCTCTGGAGTCGGCAATGTGGAAGGAGGTCGGCTCCATGTTACCGGAGGAGGTGCCTATTAAACGCCGCACGCTCCGCAAGCGCGATGTTATGGACCTCCTCGGCATTTCGGAGCGCACCTACAAGACCTACATCGAAGTCGGCCTCTTGCACCCGATTCCCGCGCCCAAGCAGAAACGCCACACCTTCAGCCTCCCCGCCATAATCAAAAAATTCCAACTCGCCTGACCCTATGATCACCCTAAAAAAAACCACCCGCTACATGCTGCCAGACCGGCTCGACGACGACGACATGGCGACCGCGCTGTGCATGCCAGGAAGCAAGCCACTCGTCGTGCAAGCCGTCCTCCAAATCCTCCGCGACCACATCGACGACTCCGTCGAATTGGTCGGCAGCATCAAGACCGCCACCGAGCACGGCCAGCTCGCCCACTGCGCTGGTGCCCTCGATGCCCTGCGCGGCTTTGAGTCCGACCTCCTCCAGCGCATCGACGAAGCAAGCAAGAAGATGTAGAAAACTTTCGGCGGTCACTGAGGGCATGCCGTCTCGCCGTTCCCAAGGGGTAAGCGAGGCGACCATGAGCGACCTGAGCCGTCGGACCTTTTTCAGCCCAGCGAACCGTTAAGTAATCCTTAGCGGTTCGCTTTTTTCTGCCGTTCCGGTTGTTAGTTTGCTGAGAGACCGGTCTAAATCAGACTTCCGGTAACGAACTAACTTTGGGGTGATTTTGATCTGCGGGATGATGCCTCGCGAGACGAGGTTCCGAACAGTCCGGGTCGTGACACGGAGGTAGGTGGCTGCCTCACTTATCGTGAGAAGCTCGGCGTGGATAGTTGTGATTTTCTCAATGGGTTGTTCCATACGAATCAGAATGACCATCTTTCCTGAATCTTCCTTGGTAGATTCGTAAATCTTTTTCCCAAGTCGCTGCCGAGATCGCGTGATGCGATAAGGCCGCCCTTATCAATTCCCTCGCTTTTTTCTGCCGTTATAGGTCGGTCGATGCCTGTTTCTGCCGCTCTGGGTGCGGCACCGTAGATTTCCAGAATTCTGTCGTCATTCTGAATTTCAACGAGCCCCTGTGCCGCTCGCCCCAGAAGGCACTGACCCACTTGGTTGGATTACCATGACGACAGACACACAAGACACCCCAATGACGCTCTCCGACATTGCAGCCGAAATCGGCTTCGATCTCGAAGAGATAACCCCGCAGGAACAACCCGCCGCCGAGGAGACCGAAGCCGCGCCAGAAGCGCAGCCAGAGGCCACCGAGACGGAGGACGCCTCAGCGGAAACTGATCTTTCACAGGATACCGACGAAAAGTCTGACGACGACAGCGACGCCGAGTCCGAAGAGGACAAAGACGACGCCGAGCCCGAAGAGGAAAAAGAAGAGGAAAAGAACCCCGTCCCCGAGAAGCTCCTCAAGCGCATCGACAAAATCACGGCCAAGCGCCGCGAGGCCGAAGAACGCGCCGAGACCCTCGAGAGCGAGGTCAGCGAGCTGCGAGCCAAACTCGACGCCACCGTTCCCATCCAAGTTACACCCACCGCGAGCGACCCGCTCGCCGATGTGGAAACGCCCGAGCAACTCGAAGACCGAGTTGCCACCGCGAAGAAAATCCGCGCTTGGGCGATCAAGAATTTGGAAGGCGGCACCGTCCAGAATGCCGCCGGCGAGGATGTCTACTACGAGCCTTCCCAGGTTCGTGAATACCTCGCCACCGCCGACGAGCTCCTCACCGAGCACGCCCCCAAGCGCAAGGAATGGATCTCGCAGCGCAGCATGGTCCTCACCGAAGCCAAGGCCGTCTACCCGGCACTCTTCAAAGCAGGCACCCAAGAGCACGAAAGCCTCTTGGCCACCATCAAAGCCCATCCCTACCTCAAGAATCTCCCCCAGTTGGAGATGATCGTGGGAGACGCGATGGAAGGCATGAAGCTCCGCTTCGCCCGTGCCGAGGCCGCCCAGAAAAAAGCCGCAGCGTCCAAGACCGAGTCGAAATCCCCCGTGAAAGCCAGCAACCCGCCCAGCCCTGCCAAAGGTGCCCGAGTGCCCGCCCAGACCATAGCGACCCGCGAAGGAGCAAAAAACCTGCTCACTCGAGGATCCTCGCTCAAGACCGACGACATCGCAGCGTTCCTCGAAGGAGCGCTCTAACCCCCCAAATCCAAACCAACACCCCCCCCTTAACATATGCCCGCAACACTCATCACCTCCCAAACTGGCATCCGCCAGGACCTCTCCGACCTCATCGCGGTCGTGGACGCCAAATCATGCCCCGTCGTCTCCATGGCGAAGAAGGGCGCAGAACCCATCAACCCCCTCACCCAGTGGCAAGCTGACGCCTTCGGCACTCCCTCGCTGACCGGCGTTCTCTCGAACTCGGATGTCACCGCTTCCGACTACGAAGACCAAGCCGCGAATCGCGTGCTGTTAAGTGCTCGTATTCAGAAGTTTCGGCGCGTCCCGTCAGTGGACGATCTCGCGAATACCGTTTCTGAAGTAGCAGGTATCGGCAAAAAGAAAGAAATGGCCCGCGCCGTCAGCAAGAGCCTCGAGATGCTCAAGCGCGACATGGAAGCCACCTTCTGCTCGGACCAAGAGTCCCGCGAGCAGAGCGGTGCGAATAGTTACCTCACCCGTGGCCTCGGCCGTTGGGTGCAAAACGGCGCTCAGTCCGACCTCCCCGTCAACGCCGCTTACCGCACGCCAGCCGGCTCGATCAACGCGACCGCCACAGCGAGCCTCACCGAAAACAACATCCAGGACATGCTCCAGAGCATCTACTCCCAGACCGGCAAGGTTTCGACCTACAGCCTCGTCTGCGGACCGACGCTCAAGCGCCAGTTCACATCCTTCACCCGCACCCAGTTCGCTTCGACGAATGTCGCCAGCGCGATCCGTGTGCTTAACCAGAAGGACGAAAATAAGATCGTTTCGACGGTCGATATTTTTGAGGGAGATTTTGGCACTTTGGAACTCATTCCAAGCCTCTTCCTCGCCGCTGACGCGACCGGCGCTGGCGCAGCCGCTGTGCAGAACGGCCGTGGCTATGTCCTCGACATGGACATGGTCGAGCTCCGCTACAACCGCAAGCCCCGCTTCCAAGAACTGGAAGACCGTGGCGGTGGCCCACGCGGCATCGTGGACGCGATCTGCGCCCTCTGCGTCAAGAGCCCTCTGGCTCTCGGTAAGTTCGCACCGACTGCCTAATACAGCCTCCCCCGCATAGGCCCTACGGAGGGGCGCTCACCACCCTCCAGATAAACCCTGAGCGCCCCTCCCAATGCGGGACAATTTTCTAAATGTCCGACCTCGCAGTAGAACTCGAAGCCGATCTTGGTGACCTCGCCCCACTGGTCACCGAGGAACTCCGCACCGGCTGGCACGCCAGCATGGTCAACGCCGAGATGCGCCAGCAGCGGATCAAAGCCGCCAGCGACCGCATCGCCGCAGCCCGCAGCACGGTGGACGGCATCGGCCAGCACACCATGAGCGTCGATTTCGACAGCTACATCTACTGGAACAACCTCTACCCCGGTTGCTGGAAGGACAAAGGATTCCGCGAGGAATTCAAAAAAGCCAACCCCCACACCGTCGTCACCACCACCGCCAAGCCGACCATCGTCGTCCAATGAAATCCTCCGCCATTTCAGAAATCATCGGCCTCGTCGAGGAAGCGGAGACCGACGCCGCCAACTATTGGTCGCGGAAAAATCTCAACTACAACCAGCGGTTCTGCCTCTGGCCAGGACAAGACGACACCGGCCGCAAATACTCGTCGAACCTCGGCAAAAACGCATTCCCATGGGATGGGGCGAGTGATTCGCGCATACGGCTTTCCGATATGCTCATCAATGAGCGTGTGCGTCTTCTCAAAAACTCCTTCACCCGCGCCCGTCTCGCTGTGATGCCCACCGAGACGACCGACATCATGGCCGGTCGCAAAGTCGAGACCGTTATCCAGTGGCTTCTCAATTCCCACTGCGCCGCCATGACCAAGCGCGAGGTGGAACTCGCCGCAAACATCCGAGAGACCTACGGCCTCGCCGTCATGGGTGTCTTCTGGCGCCGCACCACTCGCAACGAAAAGCTCACCTTCACGCTCGAGTCCCTCCAGCAGCAATACCTCGAGACCGGCGACCCCCAGCTCGCCCTCATCATCGAGGCCATCCTCGATCCCACGCAGGAAGAAGCCGTGGCCCGCGAGATGGATCTCCTGCTCCCCGGCCAAGGCACCGCCGCCAATGTCCGCAAGCTCCGCGAGACCGGATCTTTCGACTACGACTCGCCCTACATCTTTGAGAACCTCCCCGACTGGCAAGCCTACGAGCCGTGGGAGGACATCATCTTCCCGCCCTCCACCTACGACCTCCAGCGGGCACCCTTCATCGCCTGCCGCGAACTCCTCCGCGAGGACGAGCTCCGCGAGCGCGAGGTCACCGAGGACTACGACCCACGCTGGATCGAAGAGGCTGTGAAGCACAAAGGAATCTCCCGCCGCACCGGCCGCAACATGTATCGCATCACCGACACATTCCTGCTCTCCGACGACCGCGACATGATCGAGGTCTGGCGCGTCTATCAGAAGAAGTGGAACGAAAAGATCGGCGCCATGGAGGTCATCTGCACCCACATTCAGCCCAGCGTCGTGGACCGTGTCGCCAAGTCCGAGGCCATGGGCTACGAGCACGGCCAATATCCCTTCATCGAGCTACCCCTCGAGCGCACCAGCCGCCCGCTCATCGAGGCCCGAGGCGTGCCCGAGCTCGTCGCCACCCAGCAGAGCGAGATCAAAGTGCAGCGCGACTACCGCAGCGACCGCGCCTCGCTCACCATTCTCCCCCCGCTCAAAGTCCCCGCCAATCGAGGCAAGATGGAAATCGTCCTCGGCCCCGCCAAGCAGCTCCCAGAGCGTCGCCCCGGCGAGTTCCAATGGATGGCCCCGCCTGTGAATGACATGGGCACCATCGAAATCGAAGCCGCCACCCGCCGCGATGTGGACGAGTATTTCGGCATCCCCCGCGCCGACATGGCCCCGCAGCGGGCTCTACTCGCCCAGCAGGATTTGGTCGATACCTGGCTCGCCGACATGGCCCTCATCCTCGGCCAGACATTCCAGCTCTGTCAGCAATACCTCGACGATATCCAATTCGTCCGAGTCGCCGGCGGCTTGCCCACCCCCTTCCGCGCCAGCCGCCAGGATATCCAAGGCAAATACGACCTCCGCCTCGACTTCGACGCCCGCACGCTCGACTCCGAGGCCCTCAAGATCAAGCTGCAAGGGCTCACCCAGCTCATCCCCCTCGACACGCAAGGCGTCATCGACCGCGCCGGACTCGTCAAATTCCTCTTCGGTTCCATCGACCCCAATCTCTCCGAGCTCCTCATCCGAGACGCCGAGGCCGCCTCTCAGCAAGAAATCGACGACGAGCAAGTCCAATATACGAAAATCGCCGCCGGCACCGAGCCACCGCTCAAGAGCGAAGGCCAGAACTTCCAGCTCCGCCTGCAAACCCTCCAAAACATCATCCAGAGCAACCCCGCCATCCAGCAGCGCCTGCAACAAGACCAAATCTTCGCCGCCATGCTCAACGCCCGCATGGAATCCTTCGCCTTCCAAGTCCAACAACAACAAAACGCCCAAATCGGCCGCGTCGGCGCCCAACCCGGCCTCCAAAAAGTCGCCGAAGAAATGCAAGGAGGAGCACAATGAAGGCCACTCCCTACCGCACCGTCCGCGATGGCGTGATCTCCCGCATGGGCATCGACCCCGCGCAGCCGCTCATGGCCTCGCAGGCCACGGCGTTGGCGGAGTATTTGACCACCGCTGCCGCGACGGCTTGGACCTTCTTCGATTGGCCCGAGGTTTATTTGACCGAGGCCCGCACGCCTGCGGGCGATGGATTCCAGACCGGCGTCTACACCTACGAGTCCGACTATGTGGGAACCACCTCCTATATTGGCCGCGCTGTGCAGGGCTCGCAATTTTCGGACCCTGTGTGGCGAATCAAGCGCGTCACCACGACCGCTGCGGGCGATCTTCTGAATATCGACACCGCCGCGAATGTCGCGTGGGACGACCGCACGACCGCGACCTACATTGAGACCAGCGCGAATGAAGCCGCCGAGGATGAGTTCCCCTACATTCCGCTTGTTGCGCAAGGTCTGAAGCCTATCGGAACGGTGCTGAAAATCTACGACCGCAATCCTCACGAATGCGGTTCGCAGCCACTCACCAAGACCTTTTGCCATGTCGTCACCGACGACCGCATCCTCATCACCGATACCAGCTACACGGCGGGCGAGCCGGTCTGGGTGGAGTTCTCACTGCCTCAGCCCCGCTTCACAGCGACCGCTTTCAACTCTTCCACCGCTTACGCAGCGGGCGATCTCGTTTACTACAACACCACCGGCGATTGCTACGAGGCCATCGCTGACACCACCGGCAATCTCCCGACGAATGAGGAGTTCTGGTTGCGCCATCGCATCCCAGCCTTCCTCGCCGATTACCTCAAGTTTTACGCCCTCGCTGAAACGCTTTCCGAGGACGGCCAGATGGATAAAGCCAACTACCAGTTTGCTCGCGCCGAAGGCATCCTCCAGCAGCGAATGGACGACGCCTGGCTGCGCAAAGGCGAGGTCCGCCGCTACTCCGCCAGCTTCCAATAACCACCCCTTGACACCCTTCACCATAATTAAATTAACGACATGAGTAACCCCACAATTCAGATCGCCGCTCGCAACACCGCTGGCATTGTCCAGCCCGTCCAAGCCACACCAGATGGGGCTCTGCGGGTGAGCACAGGTTTTCCTACTCCCG